GTGTCTTTAGACATTTTCCTACTCCTTTATGACAACAATGTCCTCGCGTTTAATGTCCTCGTCCCTCAGAACGATTAAATTTACCTCGTTTTCGTTGCGCTCGAATTGACCATATATCTCTGTGGCAGGCCCCAGGACGATAGTAGAGCCGCCCTTGGTGGCCGTCTTGGTTGTTCTGTGCCGGTCAAGTGGAATAGAAGTAATCAAAATGGGCTCACTAATGAGAAGTTTAGAAGCTTCGCGCCTATATCAGAGGCCGCGATTTGATCCCAATTGAGTGTGGCACCCTGGCTGGATTGACTGCCGAGCCCGGATCGGTTGAAGTATGACCGTACTGAAAGATCAAGGACCACCAATTTCAGCCCCACGGGAGCCGTAACCGCACCGTCATACCCTCCAGTATATTCGACTTTATAGCGGCCGCGACCCTCCAGCCACCTATTCCAACCACTCGTCCCAAAAAGAATCTGGTTGTCAAGCTGGCGGAAAGTCTCTGAATCCAGTTCGGCCTCAGAGATTTGGTCTGTGATTTTTGAGATAGCGGTAATCGGGAGAGAGAATGGGACCAGGGAATGCCCCCCACCATTCAGCTCGTCAATCCTGGCGCTTGTGTCAAACTTCACACCAAGGACTTGCTCGGCGTAGGCCTCAGCCCCGTCAATCAGCAAGTCCAGAAGTGTATCCGACGCCGCTGTCGTCGAGAGACCCAGCATCAGGCGGAATTCTGCTTTCGTTATCAGGTTCGGCATTTTCAATCCTCTTTACGTATCCGGCTTTAATATAAGTCTCGTCCTCGCCCTTTTCCATAAAGTCCCTGTCCCCTTTGGCTCGCCTGTAAGCGTGTCCCTTCGCCATGGGTGGCAAATTAGCATTGCCTAATCTGAAGCCATTCCTAATCCATTCTACTTCAACTGGCCGCCCCATATCCAAATTCCTCCAGAATGCCTCTCTTGATTTGGTCGTCCCTGACAAATTTCCCTACGTGCTTATAAGTGTTCTTATTTCCCCAGGAGCTTGTCGTATTCTCCTGGTGAAGCACGTAACAGTATAGCCCATCGGGTAGCCGAATAGAAGCCCGGGCTTGGTGAATTTGGTGGTGATACTTGTTGAGTTTATTATTTAGCCTATATTTGTCGTATTTTTCCTGGTTTTCAAGTGCCCAATTGGGGAAGGTAATCGCATAAAATGGGGGTGGAGTGGCAGGACAATGATAGCTGGCGAGCCTCCCGTCCGTAGAATAAGCGAATCCGTCAACACAATATGCTACCTTTTGTCTCTCAGGATCGAGGATTTTTATCTCTTTTATAAAGTCCCGGTGGATCATATCATCTGAATCCACACGGATCATGGTCAAGAAATCAACTTTATCATGGAACGTATGCATGAAATTATATGGTTCCAGGCTCGTTTCCTCGATTTCAGAACGAGTATCAATGAACGAATAGCCTCCAAAATCTGACATTGCTTTATCTACAGGACTGAACCTGTCTTGATCCTGTCGAAGAAATGCAGCGCACAGGGTAAACTCACCGTCAGATTGATTCTGAATGCTTGGAAGCGTGTACTTAAGCATAATCTCTGCCCGTTGCTCCCACCAATCCGACCTAGCCAGCGTCTTTTTGTACCGGAAGCCATTATCTTTTCCGGTATCGCAGCGATTGAATGGTAGCCATATCACAAATTTATGCGTCATTTGAAACCTTTGACTTAGGGATAGCGTCAAATCTTATTTTTGAAATATTTCTACGGTGAACAAACCACACGGATGATCGAGGAAATACGCTGAAATCTCCACCTAATATCTCATTGACTGCCTTTTTAACTCCTGGTTTCGGGAGGTCGTGACCAGCAATCATTCCAGTTAATTTAAGCTTTGGAATCCATGCGTGAATATCCTTTTTTACCGACTCATAGTGGTGGTCAGCGTCTATGTAAATGAAATCAACTGAGTTATCAGGGAATTGTTCGGCCGCCTCCCAGGAGCAAGCCTGGATTTTCTTTATGCAATGGGATACCCCCTTGCTCTGCATGTGGGCATCAAAGACCTTCCCGCTCCGGCGCATGGTATTTTTGTCAGCCGAGCAGTCCACTTTCTTGAGGTCGGCCGTCAATTCCCACAAATCAACACAATAAAAAGAGAATATTGTCCCCCGCTTTAATAGCTCCTTAGCGAGATATACCGCGCTGTGTCCCATCCATGACCCGACCTCAATGTGAGAAGTGTATCCTTGATCAGCAATCCACGTATAGAACCGGTGGAAATTAAACCACCCTCCCTTATCAATATCCGCTTGAATCTGTTTACTGATTGATAATTTCACGGTAAAACCTCCAGTCCCATTCTTGCACAAAGGTCCATGTCAATTCTATTCCGGAGGCCGTCCAGTAGCCTGCCAGGGTATTGCTCAAGGTATTGAAATTGGGTGTAATATTCCGGGTGGAATTTATCGTCTGAAATCGTCACGTTTTGATTCATTCTGTTTTCAGGGATAAGAAATTCCTCGGAAGTCCTTATAGCGCCTACCTTTACAGCAGCGTCGTCGTATGCTTTCTCCGGGTTTTTCATTACGTCAATATGGCGCACTATGGCTTTCCCACAATCTCCATTATCAACATCCATCCAGTGTTTATTCATGGCGTTCCACTTCCTCAACCACTCATGCAGCAACGGATTCTTTTTAAATGTCCCGCGACCCCATTTTCTATGCGCTGAAACCAGCCAGGCGAACGGTGTTTTAACGGTAATAATAATCGGCAAATGCCTACCAAGCTTCTTAAACGCGATATATTTTCCATGCTTACAGCCTGTCGCTTTCGATCCATAGGCCACGGTATTATAATTTTTACGGAACACCCAATAGGCCAGATTGTTTGCCGACCTTTGGAGACCGTGGATTTTTATGTCACATTTTGGAAGCTCAATCGTTCCATTTGAGGACGCCGCACCAGTGATCGGGTCGTCCTTTCCATCGTTCGACAATACCAAACCTCCCGAAGTCTGCTAAAAAGTCGGCCTCAGTAGCCCACTCGTTTATATGGCCATCATTCCTTACAGCCGTAGCCGATTGTATCCCCTTGGGGACCGTGAATACAAGCCCTTTACGGGTCATTGATTTGATTGCTTTCATCATACCGTCAATGGCGCTGAAATGCTCTAGGGTCTGCATACAGACGCCCCAGTCGAAAGCATTAACAAGGCTCAATCGTATTATTTGCGTTACGTCCATGCAGTCAAACGACCTCCTCGGAAACCGTTCCCGGGCAATTTCAATCATAAATGATGAATGATCAACCCCCACATAACGCTGGCTTTCAGGCAGGTACTTAGAGAAATTACCAAACGCGCATCCAATCTCAACCACTGAGCCATCAAGCAATTTAGCCGCGGCCTTAAATTCATCAGGCCGGTCCCGGTCGTCGCCCTTGTCCAGATACTTCAGGGCCTTCATATCCCACCACTTCAGGCTATTCGCTTGCGGCATTACGGCCTCCAGAATCTAAAATTAATATCCATATATCCATATTTCATCATGTGAATCCAGCCGTTAGTATCCCCCCTTTTGGATGCCTCGGTCTCTCTTTCCTCAACTTTTATGCCCACCTGTAAAGGGTATATCTCCTCTTTCTCTGACATTTGTAATAAATCTTCCAGTATCTTGACGCCCTTTTCCTTATCAAGTGGTATTAATTCCCAATCATTCGCCATTTTCTAAGCTCTCGAATGCTCGCTTGACAATCCCTGGCAATTCCCAATCAACACGCTTAACAATCCCGTCTCCAATGTCCCCGACCTCTCCCTTCCAGTCCTCCCAGACCTTTTGCCGGCGCTGCCTGCCCTCGTCGTCCCCGTCCCGGTCCCTATAGAATTGGTGCTTGCCCTTCATAACAGAACGACTGAGAGCGTGTCCCAGGTGATAAATTATAGCCTCTGGGACCTGTGAGGGGATGCGTTCCATCTTGTCGAAATGTAGCTCTTTATCAGCCATATCTACGGCGGTCGGGTGTCGCCGAAAGTGATAGGTCGGCCTCCAATATGACCACCTGTAGTGGGGGCAAGTCGAGCCTTTAGGCTCTATCAGTTTACCCCACCGGCTCCCACCCAGGGCCGCACAATCTGAAATCCAATGGTCCTGGTTGTGCCAAAAATTAAGCCACCTCGGGCAACCGTAATCGAATCCAGCATCAATCCATTCTTTTACCCCCGTCCAAATCTCGTCCCCGTCAAGGAGAATATGATAATTTCCTGAGAATTGGGTAACGCAAGATTCCCGCATTTCCAGTTTATCCGGCCAAACGTCCCTCTTTTCGATCTTTATTTTATTATCCGGGTCTGGGAAAGCCTCTAATCTCTCTAGGCTACCATCAGGAGGAGAGGCCCGGCCTATCTCAGTAGGCCCGTAGGCTACAAAAATCTCGTCTACGTACTCGTAGATTGATTCGATTGACTGTGGAATGAACCCCCAATAGCAGATTAAATGCGCGCTTATTTTCTTGCGGTTGAATGTCAAGAATTTAATATCGTCAATCTTCGCCTGCATTGCTTCTAGGCCGTATTGTTTTTTGACTTCCTCAGGGTCAACGATAACTTGGGCGACCTTATGATCTAAACAATCCCGTACTTTTTTCTTATAGGCTTTCCGGTCCCCCCACGGCACATAGATAATTTTATCCCCATATTCTTGGCGTAATACAGGCAGGTCATATACAATTACAGGCGTCCCGCAGGCCAATGCCTCACCCGGCACCATCCCATAGCCCTCGAAAAGTGAGGGAGCAAGGACCAATTCAGCGCCGCGCATTAGCTCGAATTTCTCCCCGTCTGATTTACCGTTGAAAATGTGCATTCTGTGAGGTTTTATTTCACGTGAAACACCCTTGGGCGAACCAATGCAAACGAGGTCCATCGGGTAGTCAAGTTCCATGATTGCGTCCATGGCAACATCGGCACCCTTATAATCGGCGTGGCGGGCGCTCCACACGACGTAGGGGTTGGTAGGTGGAATCAGTGTGGCCTTTTGTTTCATGCCCCAGGTGTTGACCGCAGGCTCCAATACGCCGCATTCTATGGGCTTCTTTAACCACTCAAGCAACCACTTCCGGGATTCTCTGGAATTGGCAAGCAGATAATCAGCCTTGTTAAATAGCTCCGAGGAGACCGCGAGGCGCGATCCATACTCAGGGCAGAATTCTTTTACCCAATTCGGGGTCTCGAAATTGAAGCAGATAAGTGGAATCCGTGGGTTACGACTCTTGTATTCCCAGGCTTTTTGACCGATTGATTGCTTTGAGTCGGTGATTACAACGTCAATGTCCGGCGGGATTGCGTCTTTTCCGTCAATGATAATCTTTAAATTATCGAGTTTTGGGTAATCCCGTATCCATTTCGGCCAGCAATTCGTAATTAAATACACTTCCATGCCCATATTCGCCATGCACCACCCAAATTGGTACATATGAATCCGGCCACCGCTGTAATGCGGAGAGGTAAACAGCCAGAATCCAACCCGTTTAGTTTTTGCGTATTCGCGAGCGGCTTCCCCTGCCGGCTCGCCTTGGAATGAGTAGACCCAGGGAACAACGTACCCCTGCGCCATAAGCCTTGTGGCGTCATGCCGATTGGCTATTCTTACCATTTCCCCAGGTGAATGTGTTTTTTTCTTGCGTCGTCCTTGAGCTATTTCCAGTTCACGCATTACCTTGAAATGTTGACTAGTCACGGCGTCCCTCCGAGCGTCCCTGTCCCAACAAAAAAGCGGGGCCCCACTCTCCGGGACGACAGAGAGGGGACCCCATTCCGGCCGGTTCTTAAGAGCCGAGACCTGACAAGATTACCCAACTGCGAGGTTGAACAAGTTCACCCCCGACAACTGCGAAAACCTTGAAGGCTATCCGGTTAGTCTGGAATTTGAAATGCTCTGATCTTGCCATGGTGATTTCTTCTTCCATTGGCATGATGTATTCTGAGAGCAATCCAAACCCAATATCCCCGGAGTTACCCAGATTCGGTCCTCTGTTCTGTACGTCGAAATTGAATCCGTTCAACAGACGAACGTGAGGAGCCGAGGGGTCGGCGCGGTAGAGAGGACGGTTTTCGCCGTCCCGCAATTTGACAATGAACTTGAGGGCGGTATCGTGCATGACGTACATACCGCGTCCTCGGTGGTACCATCTTAAAGCGAATTCAAGATCGTCCAAATCCTCTGGATTGACTTCATTCGCTGTCTTACGGGCCACATTCCGAATGGACGTGGTATTGATTATCCCGAGTGGGCGACCAGTCCCTGAACCTGACCAAATGGCGTCATCAATGAAATCCCGCAGTCTTTTGCGGAAAAGACGGGCCAACATGGGCTCAATCGGAATAGCCGAGCGGGACAGAAAGCGCTCTGTAACCTCGGTATATGCCGCGAGTTCATGGGTGGTGATCACCACTTGATCAAAGGTCGGCTCGGTTTCCGGCTTGGTCGTACCCTCGTTAATCCAATCCGCGACAATCCCGCCGTATTCATTGGCGTCTGTCTGGACAAGACGAGGATAGGTCAATTCACCGGTCCGAGTTGGCACCTGTGTAACCTGATCCATGAGAGTAGCGGGCTCCTGCTCAAGCTCAAGCAAGGTAGGAATGAATTCTTCAGGGATCAATGCAGCATCATCCGTTGAATTCAAGGCCTTTGCCACAGCCGATTTTATCATCTTGGGTTTTCCAAGAATAGCCAAGCGCATGACATCCGGCAAAGCCACCTCACCGCCGGTAAATTTACCGTCGGAGGTTTTGGCCTTGGGCTGTACAGCTTTGGCTTCCTCTGATTCCTTCCCGCCAAGAGCAATCATTCCGCCGACCGTGTATTTATTGACAATGCCCAATTTCAGGCGTTGGTCTTTGGCGTAGCTCTGACGATCAGAGGTGATCTTTTGCTTTGGTTCTGGTTCTGGATCAGCACCCACGGTCTTGCCATGGTAGTTCGTTTCCAGGTTCTTATGGGTGTTCAAAAGGATTGATTTGGCTTCGAGCATTTCGCCCTCGTCCTTGTAATCCTTGAGAGCCTTGGCTATTTCGGCGGTTTTTGCCTCAATATCCTTACTAAAAGCGTCTTTTTCCTCTTGCGTTTTTGCGGCTTCTCCGCTTGCTATTAAAGCGGATTTCTCCTCCAGCAAGGCCTCAGCCTTCGCCTTCAGTTCATTTAAACGTTTCATTTGAATTACTCCTAAAAAATGGACAACTTCAGGATAGCCAATTTCTCTTTTTCAAGGGTGGATTTCGCAGAGTTTAGCCACGCGGCGTCTAGTTCACCGGGCTCTGATTCTGCTTGTCGCTCCTCGATTGCCTCCAAAAGAAGGCTCAGAGATTTTGCGTATCCTCCCAATTCGCCTTTGGGGAGAGCGAGAATGGCCTGTTTCGCCATATCGCCCACGTCCACCTTTAGCAGTTCACTGATACTATTACAGGTTTTGGCTCCAGTTACAAGGGCCAATTCATTCGAGGGTGTCGGGTGCATGGTTGTCTCGAGTAAAATTACCTCGGCAAAGTCCACGCCGCCCCGGTCATTCTCCATGAATTTACCGAGAATAGGCAGGAATCCGACCGATAACCCAAATGGGAATCCGGCATCTGTCGCCGCCTTGGCCGTCTTGCGATTTTCCTGTGCCTTCTCGGTGTCAAATAAATCAAAGGTTGCAAACATTCCAAAGTCGTCTTGGTGCGCTGATTTCGCGCCTCCGATTGTGTCAAGCGTTCCACCACCGTGGGCGACGTGCCGAGTCATTAACGGTACCTTTCCCTGATTGACCCTTTCGTGGATTGTCCGGGTAAATGCGCCAGGCAACATTCGGTCATTGTCAAGATCAAAGTTATTAAAGACCGAGGCAAATCCTTCGATTACGCCATTGTCCCCGTCTCCGTGGACCTTGGAAATCACGCTCTTTTCAAACATAATTTCACGCCGGACGTTTTTCTGTACCATTTCAAAACGTGATTGTTCCATGATTCCCGCCTTTCTCCGCTTTAGTGTAAGGATCGTTTGTATAATCTCAAGCTTGGTCTATCCCAAGGTTCAGCATATCTTGTCCGCCCGGATATTCCAGGGCTTGCACCAAAGAACCAATTCTCATTATCCAGTGAATTTATGGACTGCATGGCCGTAACTCTATTACCACCGTCCGCGTCTGAATGAGATACGTCCACAAAATTGGCTGATCCGTCTGTCGTCAATGTCAAAAACCAGTCTGCCAAAGCCTTCAAATCAAGCCTCGCAGCTATGCTCGTCCCGTTAAATGTCGCTGTATTTGCTGTAAATGTAGATCCTGCGAGGCCAGCGAGGTCAACTGTGGCCCCTGTAGAGCCGTCAATCAACAGCGTACCGGATAGGATAAATGTCTTTGCGTTGTAATCAATCACGCCCTGACAGGCCGAAACGCCTGTTGCTGTCAGATT